CAGCAACGTCTGGTGTCATTGATTCTTTATCTTCTGAAGATGGATTAAGCAGTTCTATTATTGAAACATCTGGTGTTATCGGTTCTTTGGCAGTTGGACAAATATTTGAATTTAAAAGTTCTATTACCGAGACATCTGATGTTACTGGTTCTTTATCTTCTGAAGACAGATTAATTGGTTCTATTATTGAAACTTCCGGTATTGCTGGTTCTTTAGATTTCATTGGAGAGATAAGAGAATTAATTGGTTCTATTGTTGAAACTTCAAGTATTATTGGTTCTCTTGATCGTCAACCAAGATTATATAGTTCTTTAATAGCATTTTCTAATATTATTGGTTCTTTATCTTCTGAAGACAGATTAGCCGGTTCTATTATGGGTACTTCCAGTGTTGTTGGTTTCTTATCTTCTGTAGATCTACTAATTGGTAATGGGATTTGTGGGGTTTCTTCTGCTGGTGAAGCGAGTGTAATTCGTACATTATTTGGTTCTATTACTGGAGTACTTGAAGTTTCTGGTATTATTACTTTTGTTCCTATTGGATTTTATGAAAGCTTAGCTAATCAAATAACAACTTATCTTCAAGATATTGCAGATTTGAATAGTTTGTCGGTTCGTTATGATAATGATCTGAGAGAAACCCCAACAGATAACCTTTGGTATGAAGCCTCTGTTGATTTTGGTATTTCAGAGAAAAGTGATTTAGGGATAGATTCTTATAGGAATCCTGGCAATCTTAATATAAGAGTAAAAAATTCAATTGGTTTAGGAACCAGTGAACTCTATAGAGCTGCTGATATTATGGTAGAAGCTTTTAAGAGAAAAAATCTTAATAGAATTCTTTTCGAGGTTCCGAGAGTTAAAAATAATAAACGTATAAATGATGATTATCAATTAAGTGTAATTTGCCCATTTTTTACAGATAAATTAGGGAAATAACATGGGCTTTCAATCTATTACTAATAATATAACAACTTATCTTCAAGATATTGCGGATTCAATAGGCTTACCAATCCGTTACGATAATGATCCGAGAGAAACACCAACAGAAAATCTTTGGTGTGAAGCTTCTATTGATTTCGATGATTCTAAACAAAAAGCGATTGGAGCGATAAATTCTTATCGCAATGCTGGTAATCTCGTTATAAAAATTCACCATTCAGTGGGAAAAGGTGTTTGGTTCTTATTAAGAATAGTGGATAGATTAGTTGCACGATTCACTGAAAAAACAATAAATGATTCAGTAAAATTTCAAATCCCTAAGGTAAGAAATGTTGGACGAGAAAGTGATGATTACGAATTTAATATCATTTGTCCATTCTATATAGATAATTAATTTAATGAAGAAAGGTAAAAACGATGGATTTTAATGTTGTTGCTTTAAATAGAATAGTAGATGCGATAGATAGAGTTACTTATGCTATTAAAATGACTAAAACCTATGCAGATGCTCATATCATTTCATTAGGACACCCGTCTATTGTAGAGACGGTTGCCGTTTCTGGACTTTTGGGTATTCTTGAAGAGATTACCGAATTGATTGGTAGTGTAGCGGAAACTTCTACTGTCGCAGGTGTTCTCAGTTCTATAGATGATTTAATTAGCACTATTACTGAAGCTGCCACTGTTACAGGTGTTCTTAGTTCTACTGAGAATTTGATTGGAGATCTTAGTGCCATTTCTAATCTTGCTTTAGCAACTTTAGAGGGTGTGGCGGTTAGATTCGCAGGTCCAATTACAGAAGAGTCTGGTGCTGCTGCAGAATTAGATTCACAATCTGGTTTTGTAGGTGATATTCAATCCGGAACAACTGTTCTTGGTTGGCTTTCCGCACCTTAAATATAGTCGAAAAATAAGAAAAAATTCTAAATAGATTAAATATAAGAAAGGGTAAATAATGTCGGATGCTAATAGAGTACAGTTGGCTTTTATAGACGAAGGTGCTGCTTTTGGAATAAAGAAAACAGGTTCTAATTTGCAGATTCTTCGTTATAATAGCGAGTCATTAAAACAAGATATGAATACAGTTACAAGTGGAGAGATTCGTCATGATAGACAAATTTCAGATGTTGCTCGTATTGGGATTAGTGCGAGTGGTGATATAAGTTTTGAATTAAGTTATGGATCACATGATGAACTTTTCAAAGCTGCTTTACAATCCGCAGATTGGTCTTCTGAAAGACGAATCGAACGTGATACAATTTCTGTTAATAATCTTGATAATTCTTTCAATGATTCAGGAGGAGGTTTTCTATCTCCACAAACATTAGTAGCAAATCAATGGATTTTCACAAGTGGATTTTCTAATGCAGCTAATAATGGTTTCTTCAAAATAATTAGTGTGACTGCTTCAAAATTAATTGTTTCGGGTGGAAATCTTGTATGGGAAGCTGTAGATGATGATCCAAGAGAAATTATTATGGGTGCTTATATTACTACCGGGATTACTCCGTATAGTTTTAATATAGAAAAAGATTTTAAAGATGCGTCATCGGCTATGCTTTCTCTTCTTAAGGGTATGTGCATTAATGGGTTCACTTTAGAAATTCCAGCAGATGGAATTATCACTGGTAGTTTCAGTTTTATGGGATCAGCAGAAGAATCTCTAATTGCTTCGGCTGGTTCAGGACATAATGATGAAACCACTTCAATAATTATGACAGGAGCGAATCATGTTAATAAGCTTCTTGAGAATTCAGATGAAACAGCTATTCTTAGTTTATCATTAAATTTAAATAATAATCTAAGAAATAGACTACAGGTAGGAACTCTTGGAGTTGCGAGTATAGGCTCTGGAACGGTTGAAATTACAGGTTCTTTAACCCTACATTTAGAAAATGCAGCCTTATATGATAAGTTCTTAAATCAAACCACAACCTCTATTGCTCTTGTAGTTCAAGATACAGAAGGTAATGGCTATGTGATAGAACTTCCTCGTGTTAAAATTATAAATGGAACTCGTGTTGCAGGTGGTATTAATACTGATGTTATAGGTGAATTTGAATTTAGAGCATATTTAAATCCAACAGAGCAGGTTTCGATGCGTATTGCAAGATTCACTCCCGCTGCTTTAGCGATGTTTGTAGGTTCAATCACCGCTGGTAGTTCTGTTAATGGTGCATTAACCGTGACTCCTGCGTAATTGCGATAATGACAATAATAATAATTTGAGGAGGACTTAGAAATGGCGAATATAGAAAGTATTAAAACCGATTTACAAAAAGAAGTAGAAGGTGTTTGGGTAAACTTCGTTGGTATAGATTTGTTAATAGCTCGTGCCAGAAATTCAAAGTATCAAGAAGTTTTGAAGAAGCTTGTAAATCCTGTAAGAAAAGACATACGTGAAGATAAACTTGAGATAGAAGATTTCAATAAAATTTTAGATGAAGTTCGAGCAAAAACAGTTCTTCTTGATTGGAAAAATCTTCAAGATGATGAAGGTAAGGATATTCCTTATAGTTCAGAAATGGCTTTGAAGTTTTTTAGGGATCCAGAGTTGAAAGATTTTTATAAATTTGTTATAGCAGTTTCTGAGAATGCAGATCAATATTTAAAAAATTTAATTAAGGATTCAGAAAAAAACTAATAGATCTCCTTCTCTGGCAAATAGAGTGGGGAGTATATTATAAGAAAATGAAAGCTACTGGAAAAGCAAAAAAGCATCCACCTCCTGATTTATATGATGATTTGATTTGTATTTGGGAAGCGTTCACTGCTTTATCTTCTTCAAGACAAGGTGTTATTACATTTTCAGAAATTGAGGCTTATTTAAATTTAAATGGAATTTTCAATTTAGAAAGACGACAAGAAGTAACACATTTAATAAGAATTATGGATGAAAAATATATTGAACGTATGAAAGAAAAATATTCTAAGAAATAGAAAGGGTAATTAATATTCCTACTCTCGATGTTGCAATTAATTCTATAAAAGCTAAGCAAGGTGCTCAGCAGTTTGATGATGCTACGAAGAAAATTAAACGTGGTGCGACGGATGTAGATTCGTCTGTAAAAAAGACAGATAAGTCTATAAATACTTTCGGTGCATCGGCGAAGAAAGTCGCAGTTGGATTGATTGGTGTCGCCGCAGCCTATAAAGGATTAAGATTCGCTATTTCATCTGTAAAAGAATTTGCAGATTTCGAAATGGGTCTTGCTAATGTTTCTACGATGCTTGATAATGCGACCATGAAGTATATGCCGGGATATGAGAAACAAGTTAAAAAATTGGCCAGAGAATTTGGTCAATCAACTGGTACACTTTCAAAAGGTCTATATGATATTTTGTCTGCGAGTGTTAGTGCAGATAAAGCTATAAAAGTGCTTAGAGTCTCAAGTAGAGCGGCTATTGCTGGTTTGACAGATACAGGAACTGCTGCTGATGTTTTAACTACAATTTTGAATTCTTATGGATTAGAAGCTGAAGAAGCTTCAAAGATTAGTGATATTTTGTTTGCCACTGTAAAAGCTGGTAAAATAACTTTTGGTGAATTAGCTGGTTCAATTGGTAAAGTTTCTTCTCTTGCAGCAGCAGTAGGATTAGATTTCACAGAGGTAAGTGCAGCCATATCTACTATGACTCGTGCAGGTGTTTCATCAGATATTGCGATGACATCATTAAAGGGGATATTAACAACTTTTCTTAGTCCTCAAAAAGAAAACATTTTAGTTGCTGCGAAGCATGGATTAGCGTTAAATGCGAATACACTTAGAACGATTGGTTTAACTGGTGCGATTGAAAAGTTAAAAGGAGCAACTGAAGAAGACATAGCAGCTATATTTTCTAATGTAAGAGCATTAACAGGCGTTGCAGCGATACGTGGGAATCTAACTGGTCTTATAGAAGATCAAGAAAAAGCTACAAATTCATTAGGAAAAACCGAACAAGCTTATCAAAAAATAGCTGAAACGACAGGACAACAATTGAAGCAACTTACAGAAGATTGGAAAGCAATGAAAGTTGCTGCTGGAAGTTTCTTTCTTAAGATTCCTGGTTTTATAACAGAAGCGGGTAAACTTTTAGATACTCTTGAAGAATTGAGAGAAGCACAAAAAAGAGCGGGAAGAGGCGGGCGAACTCCGATGATTGGTTTTGGTGGTGATTATACTCCGAAAGCAGCCAAATCTCAAAAGATCGTACTTCCGAGTATTGAATTTCTTGGGCGACAACCAAAAGAAGTTGTTGAAAATTTAATAAAAGATTTAGAAGTGATTGGTCAACATGTTCCCGGACCAATAAGACAATTACTTGAACCAGCAATAGAACAAGTAGAAAAATTGAATAAAGCCGCGAAAGAATTGAAAAGGTTTAATGAAGCATTAGCGAAAATGGCTCCCACTATTAATCTTCCTGCAATGCTTGAAGAAAAAATAAAACCCAAAGAAACAAAAGAAGAACAAAAATATA